TTTTTGTTGCCCGGTATATTTATATATGAAGATACTATAAAACTTCTAAAAAACTATGAAAAATGATTATGATGATTTTTTAGAATTTTGATATTTATAGTTGAAGAATTAAACTTATCGGAGATTAAAGATGCCAGACTTATTAGATCCTTCAGAAATAATGTTCACACCGTTTGAACCGAAAACGAAAAATCGGTACATCATGTATATTGAAGGTATTCCTGCTTATCTTATTAAGACAGCAAATAGACCTACAATTGCTTTTGAAACTATCGAACTTGACCACATCAATGTTAAACGATATGTTAAAGGTAAGGGAGCATGGGAAGAATTAGAAATTACACTTTATGACCCTGTTGTTCCATCAGCCGCACAGGCATGTATGGAATGGGTTCGGTTATCTCATGAATCTGTAACAGGTAGAGATGGATACTCAGATTTTTATAAAAAAGATGTAACAATTAATGTTTTGGGACCCGTAGGTGATAAGGTTGAAGAGTGGACACTTAAAGGTACTTGGATTGCTAACGCAACATTTGGTGATTTAGATTGGGCAAATACTACAGACCCAGTTGATGTAACTTTGACACTTAGATACGATTACGCAATACTACAGTTCTAATAAAAATAAATAATATAAGGAGTTAATTATGGCAGTCATAGCAGATAAAGCTTGGTGGAAATCAAAGACAGTATGGACATCAATTGTCGCTGGAGCCGTTGGAGTAGCACAAGCAGCAGGTGTTGTAGAAGCAGTACCTGAAGTCGTTTGGACATTACTCGCAGCATTTGGTTTGTATGGAGTTCGTGACGCTGTTGGAAAAGCATAATTCAGCAGTAAGTAGTATTTTAAACTGGGTATCTTAACTGATACCCAGTAGAGTTTTATAATTGGTTATATTGTATAGGTTACTATTCAATAGAAATTACAAAGGAGAAATAACATGGCAGAAGAAAAACGCCAGTTTCCGACAGAGGTAGTTGATTTGCCTTCTAAGGGAAAACTTTACTCAAAAGATTCACCACTGGCAGGTGGAACAATTGAGTTAAAGTATATGACCGCAAAAGAAGAAGATATTTTAACTTCTCGCAATCTTATTCAAAAAGGAATCGTCTTGGATAAGTTGTTGGAATCTGTTATTGTAGATGAAAAAGTATCACTCAATGATTTATTGTTAGGTGATAAAAACGCAATTATGATTGCAACAAGGATTCTTGGATATGGTAAAGATTATATTGTATCACTTACGGATCCATCTACAGGAGATAAACAAGAGGAAACTTTTGATTTAACTAAAGTTGGTGATAAAAAGATAGATTATAAATTATTTAAGAGTGGTAAAAATGAGTTTGAATTTGACTTACCATCTTCAAAAGTTAAAATTCTGTTTCGTCTATTAACACATAAAGAAGAAAAAGAAATTGATGCTGAATTAAAAGCATACAAGAAATTCGCAAAAGAAAGTGGTGTTACTGCAGAAATCACAACACGAATGAAAAAGGCAATCGTGTCGGTTAATGGAGATACATCACTAAAACGAATTAGTGAGTTCGTGGAGAACGAATTACTATCTCGTGATTCCCTTTCATTTAGGGAACATCTTATAAAAATCACGCCTGATGTTGATATGTCTTTTACCTTTACCAGTGAAACTACTGGTGAAGATACGACTATGGACATTCCATTAGACGTTGAGTTTTTTTGGCCTGCGGGCAGAAGATAAGCCCGCAATCCACTCACAAATCTTCTCCCTATGCTTTCATGGGAAAGGAGGATTTAATTTCACAGAAGTGTATAACATGCCAACCTATCTGCGCCGATTTTACATACAATCAGCCGTAAAATTCTACGAAGAAGAAAAGAAAGAATACAATAAATCAAATAAAAAATCTGGTATTACACGACCAGGTATTCCCCGCCACTAACATTTTTTCCTATATATGATATTTATTAATGAGTTATATTATTGTGTCATAATAACAGAAATTTTAAATAGACAGTATGTAGGAGATTCAAAATGTTTTCATCAAAAAATAAATTAACAGAAGATCAACTCAGAGAAGGTATATTATCTAAAATTTTAGGTGCCATTCTTGATAAGAGAGTAAGTAAAGTTCTTTCTGTTGCAGATATAGAAAATAATCCAGCATTAAAAAGGGCAGTTCGTAATGCAGATAAGGCCGTTAAACAATTAGATAAAACATTACAGGGTTCTGCAAAATCATTAGGCATAAAAGGGAAACTCGGAAAAACACGTAAAGGCTGGTAAGTTTCTAACTTAGATTTTAAAGTAAATAATAAAGGTTATTGTCTTAAACATAAATAGGCTTAATACAATATGGCGTTAGAAAAAACAGATAAACAAAGAGAAATATATTGGGGTGGTATTGATAATACCATTGTACCTACTATGGCCAAGGCCAAAGAAGAAACTGCTAAAGAAAAATCCATTTATTACGGTAGGAGCGTCAAACAAATTCAGCAAATGGAAAAGGGACTGACTCGTCTGGAGGCAGTTAGTATACGACTTTTAAATATTGATGAAGAAATATCCGCGGCGAAGGACAAAGCCGCGAATGGTACTAAGAAGGAGATTGCAGAATATCAAAGATTAAAGAAAGAAAAGAAAAAATTGATGAAAGAGGAGGCCGAACATGCTAAAAAGATGGCCAAAGAAGAAGGAAAGATTTATACTTTAAAATCCCTTCAAGCCGACCTCGAAGAAAAAATAGGTAAAATGAAAAGGGCTGACGGTGAAGTCACTACTAAATTAACTTCAAATTTATATCTCCAAGGAATAGCCCAACGGAAATTTTTAATGGACAGGCTTCAAATAGTAAGTACTGGACAAACTTTAAATACTTGGGCAGCAGATTTAGCAGATTTAATAGAAAAGGGAAGTGAATCTCAAAAGAAATGGGCACAGGCAATGACTCCATTGGTTAGTTTAGGAGGAGAATTAAATAGTCAAGCACAACAGTTAGGTACGGCCTATGATGATATCGGTACAGGAGCTTTTAACGATATGACAGCTTCACAGGACAAACAACTTAAAAATGCAGAGAGATATCAACAATATGTCACGGGAGAAGTACTCCCAGCGTTAAAGGTCGAACAAGATATATTAGAAGAAGATATATCAAAACTAATGTCAAAGGGAAAGTTGACCAAGGCGGAAAAGAAAGAATTAGAGGAGAAGAAAAAGTTACTTGACGAAAATCTTACCCAAGCCGAGAAATCCGAACAGTTAGCGAAAGAAAATGTTGACCATGCAAAGAATTTATCGGAAGAAGCAAAAAGACAGAAAGTATTAAATGACCAAGTAGCATCTTCTGCTGCATTTATAGTAGCTCCATTTGAAAAGGTACAATCAATTCTTGAATCGAATATGGTAGGTAAGTTTGCCTCATCTATAATCGGAGTGGATGGGATAATGAAGGAATTTTCAGAAAAAGTTACAGGTTCACTTAAAGCAGCATTTGATCCAGATAATCCCCTGCACTTTAGTATGGCTGTTAGAAATATTAAAGCAAGTGGTAAAAAAGCAGCCAAAGCTTTAGAGGAAGGATTTACAGCAGCGGGTAAGGTGTTTGGTACAATAAATAAATCAATGGGTGGAATGTTAGGACCGGCATTGGCAATAGTGGCAGTTTTGATGATAGCCAAGAAGGTTGCAGAAATGTTTTATGGTGGAATGGCAGAAACCCGTAAAGAGTTTGGACTTACATTTACAGAAGCAGCAGGATTACAACAAATTCTTAATACTACTGCAATGGAAATGAAGTTTCTTGGTGTAAGTGCTGAAGATGTTAAAGCTGGGGCCGTAGGTATTATGGATAACTTGGGTGGAATAGGTCAAATTACACAATCAAATGTTAAAGAAATGGCCAGATTAAATGCAATGTATGGTATTGGTGGAGAAAGTGCTGGTGTTCTTGCAGGTCAAATGATGGCCGTAGGTGCTAGTAGTATAGATGCTGTTGGGTCCCAATTGGATTCCGTGGCTGCATTATCACAGGCAAATGGAGTGGCTCCTGCCGTAATTATGGAAGATGTTGCAAATTCAAGTGAAGCATTTGCTGGATTTGCAAAAGATGGTGGACAAAACGTATTTAAAGCAGCGATAGCAGCCAGAAAACTTGGTCTGAGCATGTCAACTGTTGAACAGATAGCAGATAGTTTATTAGACTTTGAATCATCTATAAACTCTCAAATGGAAGCGTCTATGTTACTTGGTCGTAATATCAATACAGATAAGGCACGAGAATTAGCATTAGCTGGTGATTTAGAAGGAATGCAAAGAGAGATTACTAAACAAATTGGTAGTGCATCAGATTGGAATGCATTGAATATAGTTCAACGGAAATCATTAGCAGCAGCATTTGGAATGGAAGTTTCTGAAATGGGTAAGATGATAACTAACCAAGATAAAATTAATAATATGACTACTGCACAAAAGAAAAGACAAGATTTAATAGCAGATGTTATGAAAAAGATAGGAGAAATTTGGACAAGATTTCTTGGTATTTTTAAGGCACTTTTACCATTAGCCATTGGATTACTTTCACCATTTTTAGCAATTGCAGGTGTTTTGATAGTAATACTTGGTTATTTTGCTGACTTTATAGAATGGTTAAATGAAGCAAATGTTATGGGAGTTGGATTAGGTGATGTAATAATGTTTGCGGCGGGAGCGGCACTCTTATTTAGAACAAATTTGATGGGTGGTGGAATCATGGGTTTTCTTAAAGGTACAAAAGATATGGTTATGTCAATCGGTTCAAGTATGACAGGTGTAGCAAAGAAAATGATGGGAATGGGTGGTGATGGTGTACCTTTGACAAAGAGTGGTAAACCAGATAAAAGATTTGGAAAGAGAGCAGATAAAACTAAATCGGTTAAAAAACCAGCACCTGGTAAAGGTAAAAAGGGTGGTGGAATGATGGAAACTATGTTTGGTAAAGATTCCAAGATAAGTTTTAAGAAGATGCTTAAAGGAGCGGGAGCAATGTTAGTTGTATCAGTAGCTTTGTTTATAATGGCAAAGGCACTACAAGAATTTGGTGATGTTAGTTGGGAATCAATAGCAATGGCAGGAGTAACTTTACTTGGATTAACTATTATACTTGCAATACTTGGTAAGTTACAAGGACAATTAATACAAGGTGCTCTGGCAATGTTGATTATGAGTGTTGGACTTATACCATTTGCGTTCGCCTTACAAATGTTATCTGCTGTAGATTATGGAAAAGTGGCATTAGCAGGTGTAACTTTAATTGGATTGACAGCGGCGATGTTTCTATTAGGAGCATTACTTGCCGGGCCAGGAGCAATTATATTTGGAGCAGGTGTAATTGGAATGATAGCATTAGGAGGGGCTTTGGTTGTACTTGGTATTGGATTAATGGCCGTTGGCCAAGGAATGAAAATAATAGGTAGTATAGTTGAACCATTAACTCAATTAGTTTCAATAGTTGCACCTCTTTTTAAGTTATCAACTGCATTTGCTGCATTAGGATATAGTATGGGGGTAATGGCACTTGGAGCATTGACATTATTACCAGCACTTCCTGTATTGATGACATTAGCAGCACTTGGAATGATGGGTGGGGCAGTATTAGGTGGTGGTGGAAAAGGAGCTACCGCTGAAGGTGGTGAAGAAGCAAATCCTGTTGAGCTTAAACTTGATTCAACTAACGCCAAATTAGATACACTTATTGGTTTAATGGGTAAAGAGGGAGTAATGGCACAGAATTTAAAAGGTATAAAAAGAAATACTGGTGGTTTTATTGATTCAATAGCAACAGCATAAAAGGAAAATTAAATGGCACTTAAAGAATTATTAACAGATTTATCAAACTTCAATTGGAATTATGAAAATGCTGGTGCTAATAATAGTCCAATAGGTGGTCGTCATGGTGGATATGAAGGTGGTGGAGAACCACCACATCCAGAAGAACATTCTAAATTTGATGATAAATCTGGTATAAATTTAAGTAAAATAAAAGGTCGTCATGGTGGATATGAAGGTGGTGGACAACCACCACATTCAGAAGCACATTCTAAATTTGATGATGGGGCTGGTATAAATTTAAGTAAAATAAAAGGTCGTCATGGGGGAACTGAACCACTTGGACAACCACCACATTCAGAAGCACATTCTTTATATGATGATGGAGTAGGTGGAATTGGAAATCCACAAACATTTACAGTTCGAGGGTATACTGTTTCTGATGTGATAAGTGGTAGACATGGTGGAATAATTGGACCAACTCCAGCACAACCACCACATTCAGATGACCATTCCACATATGATAATGGTGTGGGACGTGGTGTATATCCAAATGATAATCCACAATCGTTTGATGTTCGTGGATATACGGTTACTGGAAATAAAAGATTTTATATTGGTTGGCAAGGTGATATTATGAACCATCCATTGTCAGATTATGGTATAGGAGCATTTGATAGTATTGCCGGACCCTTTGACCATACACAAACACGAGATAAATTAAGAAAGGTATATAGTAATTACCCTGAGCTTACTTTTGGTGCAGACATAGATGGTGGTATTAATGGATTAAATGGTTCTATTCATATAGGAAACCAAGATTTACCAGAAGTAGTTGGTGGTGGAGTTTCTTATTATGGAAATTTAAAGCCAATCACACCACGAGGTTCAATCTATCGCGATGATAGTGGAAACTATCAAGTTCCACAAGAAGGTAGAAATACAAATCCACCTGGTGGAATAAGTAATATTCCATTATTTGAGGGGACTAAACCAGAAAGTGGATTTGATAGAAGTTTGATGTACATACCAAATACTATTGAATCATCTACTCCTGTTTTTAAAGAATTCAGTCGTAATGATAGTTCATTAATCAGAATAGATAGATATTCAGATAACTTTGACATGAACAATTCTAAATTTTTTGAATTCTCAGATACAAGACCCTATGACTTAGTATTTAAGGGAGTTACTGAATGGGCACCAATGTGGACATCAGATCCTGTTACAGGATTACAAACTAATATAGATGTAACATTAGATTCTACACAACCATATATTGTTAGACGGATTGGAGATAGATGGGGATTGTATGAAGGTGATCCAGAAGATGGTGGAGAACATTTATCAGGAGCTATAGAATGGGCAAACGCATTAAGTGGAGAATTTTTTAGAGCACCACTTGATGTTATGATAGATAGGTCTGTAGCAGATATTGGAAGAATAGCCAAGTTTCTTACTTCTACAAAAGGTGCTTTATTTTTAGGAAAACAATTTATATTACAGGCATTCAATCCAACTATTGAAACAAAAGTTTATAATCCTTTATCACTTGGTTCGGTTGTACCAATGATTCATATTAATAGACATGCAGGTGGAAAACGATATACTGATGTAGTACCGTCTGATTCTGCAGTTCAATCTTTAGCAGATCTCTCACCAGGAGTAGAAATAGGACCAATTGGAGTTTCTGGAGCAGACATTATTAATGCAGGTCTTGATGCAGTAGGATATGATGTTCCAAGTTTTGGTCGTGTTGAAATGCAATCACCATTGGCCACGATTCATGGAGAAAAAATACCCTTAGATAAACGAGTAGCATTATCAAATCCGAATAGATTTTTATGGCCAGGAGCACTTGGGTTTTCAACTGGAACTGATGCAGCTATAAGTGAAGCTTCAAAAATTCAGAAATCCCAAGACATAGTTTTAGGCAGGGCAAAAGGACAGTCTGATGGTGGTATTAAAGATTTATTTCAAAAAACAAGTTTTAATAAATATGATGGTGGAGATAATGTTTATTTAACAGCAGATGGTATAATGGGAACACCTGAAGCAGAAGGTCCTTTTGGATTTTTAGCAAACTTACCAATATCATTTTCACAACTTGAAAGTCAAGTTACAAATGCATTAACTGATTGGGCATCTAAAAAGGTGGCAGATATTACAGGAAAGAAAAAATCTCCAGAAGTAGAACCATTAAATCCACCTCCTCATAGATTTGATTTATTAGAACAAACAAATAAATCTATTCCAATTTCAGGACCATTATTAAATAGTCCATTAGTTAAAGTAATGGATTCATATTATCCTGGAATGGAAGGGTCGTATTCGTTTCCAAATCAACTTGGTGGTGATTTGTGGCCAGAATATGGGTACGATTATAAATATCCAATTGAGTTTCAAGGAACTCCTTTAATAGCCGGAACTACATTACCTTTTGCTTGGGGAGTTTCATTAGCACGTTATGCAACAGGTGATGATACAAAACATGAAGGGTGGACATCGTGGAAAATAAGTGGAGCTTCAGATATACAACCTAAACTTAAAGATGGTGATTCACCTTTAGCACAGACAATCGTTCTTGGAGATAATCAAGAAGAGAATTGGTATGAACCTGGTTATGGCGGGACTTGGAATTATTTTCCAAAACATAACTCATTAATAGGTGATGGTGATGCACGTGTTTGGTATGGTCTTTCAGATGATAAAACTGTTCATATAGATACTGGAACTGGACTTCCCGAAGCCACGGCAAAACACACTTTTGCAATCCCAGGTTCTTCCAGAGGTATGAAATTTTATATAACTACACCAATTGACAAACCCGATGGTCAGACTTTCGGTGGTATATCAAGAGGTGATAGAATATTTAATGATTCGTTTGCTGGTGATTTATATAAAAAGGGTGTAGAATACGGTAAGGGTTATACATATGAGGAAGGCTTTACGATACAAGGGGTAAGTGAGAACCATATATCTATTACCAATAATAAAGCAACTCGGACTGTGGCATATAAGGGACCCGGACCCAACGATGATACTGCAGTAGGAACAAAAAAGACATATACAGTAGATTTAGCGAAACCTCCAGGTTGGCCCCTTGCAGTTCCAATTCAGATTACAGGTGTTTTTCAAGGTGATCAATATAGCAAAGACAGTACATATCTTTCAAATAAAGGTATAGGAGATAACCAGTATATACAAATTGGACCGGCTGGTGGTCCCGTCACAGATTCCGAAACAGGCAAAATAATTTGGACTACACCTGCTAAACTAACAAACAAACTTGTTGCAATAAGTAAAACAACGTATATTCATAAATTTTGGCCGACAACTGCAGGTCAGAAATATAGATATGCAAATCCGGACTTTGAGGATGAAGTAGGGTCCACTGGATTATGGGTAGGATCCGCGGCAAGAGAAGGACAGTTAAATATTGTTCCAAGTTTTAAAGATGATGTTACTGGAAATAGCGTACTTAAAAGTGGTGGTTTTATTTCAGATTTATACGATTCCAGTAAACCATACAGTATGGGTCCTTCCTTTACAATTTCACAGGCTGCAGAACCACCCAAGACAAGTCCTTTAAAGAAAACACGATTACAAACAGATCAGGAATCGGAAACGACAACTCGTGGTGAACCTGTCGTACAAATGGCTACCGCTCATTGGAAAGGACAAAAAGGATTTGGAACACGATTAGAAACAGAAGGTATATCTACACTTACAATCGAAGGTAAAGACGAACTTAAACCACTAAAATTATTTGATTTTCCGTGGTTAAATAAAACAGGCAAGGGTGCTAATGTAGGTACAGAAGGACAGGCGTTAGGATTTATTGGAAAATCAGGTAGAACTGATGAGTTAGCTGGTAATTTATATGGATATCCAGAATTGGGTAGGTCAGGAATTATTAAGTGGCCTTCAATAAAAACAACTATGGAGATAATAAATACATCGGCACCCGTTATGTGTCATAATCATGATGGTAGAGTTGGTAAGGGGGGAGTTCCTATAGGAACTACATATAATTATATCGATGGCCAAGGTAGTGGCCAAACTGGTACGTGTGTACTCCCCAAAGACCAAGATCAATTCCTAACGGAAAAGGTTTCAATTCTTGTAGAGAGTGGACAGAAAACTTATTCACAGAGATTATTTATGCCGTCTGTAGTTCCTGGAGAATTCCCTTATGATCCAAAAATTGGATTTTCACGATTTGGGATGCATAAAGCAAAATCAAAGAGTGAAGGTGTAGAAGCAGATTCTCAGAGTCCTATAGCAGCGAAACAAATAGCTTATAAACATCCAGCTGGAGCAGGTGTAAAAGAATCATCTGGTATCGTAACTGCGGAAGGTAAATTATTAGCAGACAGATTTGAAGTACCTTCGGATGGAATTTTTGATGAATCTCAAAGAATAGTATCTAAAACAACTGGAGTAGGTGGGGCACTTGATAGATATAGAACTTTGGCGTATGGTGATATACCAACTGCAACCAATCTTGACAATAGATATGAAGTTGGATTAAAGAGTGCAAGTGAAATAAAAACAGTAAGCACAGACATATCAAAATTCTTATCACATCCAGGGGAAGGTATAAGAAATAAATCAAAATCAAAAGTAGATGCACAAGGTAATCCAGGTAAGGTAACTACTCGGATAGAGATTAAATCAACGGGAGGTTATGCGGCCGATGGAAGTGATCTTAAACAAGACCAAGTAACTATTAGTGATATTAAACTTACAAACGATCCCAATTTAGGGTTAATAAAGAAATCTGATGAAGATAAATATATGACATCATTAATTGATAAAGTTAATATGCACCCGTATGGTGATGTAGATAATAATGATGATTTTATCAAGTTTAAGTTTTTTGATTTAGTAAATAAAAAGTATATTATTTTTAGAGCATCATTAAGTGGAGTAAGTGAAACAATTGCACCCGAATGGTCATCTGAAAGATATATTGGTAGACCAGACAGTGTTCATGTTTATCAAGGAGTAGAAAGGTCAATGAGCTTTGAATTTATGGTTGTTCCAACTTCAAAACAAGAATTACCTGTATTGTGGGAAAAATTGAATTATCTTGTTGGTCTTACTTATCCAACATGGAAAAAAATAGGATTTGGTAATAGAATGGAAGGGCCATTTATGAATTTAACGATTGGTGATATGTATGTTGATACTCCTGGATTTTTAAGTAGTTTAAGTATTACAGTTGATGATAATTCACCTTGGGAACTTGACGAAGGATTTCAATTACCTCATGCAATAAGTGTAAGCTGTGAATTTACTCATATTGGAAAATATCCATTAGCTTCGCAAGGAAAACATTATGATTTAGGATGGTTGAGAAAATATGAATCAGACGAAGAATGGTCAGATGGTAATAGTAAGTTAGGTAAGAGACCAATGTTAGGTCCTACAGCCGATGATTCTAATACATTATTTAAAACCCCAACAGCTTAATGAGATAGATAATGGATAGATATAAATTTACAAGAATTATAAAAAGTAAAGATACTGGTAATAGAGTATATAAATCAACATTTTATCCAAAAATAAAAATAGAAAATACAGATAAATTTGTATATCCTATTGATGGAGATAGATTAGAAAACGTTGCACATAGATATTATGGGGATGCTACTTTGTGGTGGATTATAGCACAAGCAAATAATATACGTGATGGTTCATTTGGTTTAAAACCAGATAAACAAATTAGAATTCCTATGGAAATATCCAAAATATTAAAAGATTTCAGAAAAATAAATGAAGAGTTATGATAGCCTTAGCACCAATTCATGAAGATATAAGAAAAACATTATTCAATCGAAGTCAAGCAGTATCCAGAGATTTTGATGGGAAAGATCCGCTTGCAGAAAAAAGTCCACACGAAGATACATTTAAAAGTACTTTTTCTAAAGCTATTTGGGTAAGAGTGTTTTCTCCTGTGGATAGTACTGTGGAGAGTATACAAAAAGTTGGAGAAGAAGATAAAGATGGTAATCCTATATTTCAAAAGGTACATAATTCAAAAAAAGGACTGAAATATTCAACAATTTTTGGAGGTGAAGTATCAGGTATTAATCCGGATGGTACTGTCAATGAAAAACCATTTGAAGGGTTTGATGAATTATACGCCAATAGGTCAGGAACAAAAGAAGGAATACTTGAAACTGTAACTGGTGGATTAAAACGTCCAATATCAGGAATTAAAGATATAAGTGTTAGTTATAAAGGTGGTTTATCTGCAATAAGAGAAGCTAGTATAAATTGGACCTGTTGGTCATTTCAAGATTTAAATAGGTTATCACCTCATTTTATGGCACATGGTAAGGGAGTTTTATTAGAATGGGGATGGAGTATACCAGATGCCCCGGATCTGGACATCTCTAATGAAGAAGATATGATAAATGGAACAGCATATTCTCTTTTACAAAATAGAATCATAGAAAATAAGGGTAATTATGATGCAATGGCAGGAGTAATTTCTAATTGGGAGTGGTCTTTAAGGGAAGATGGTGGAATTGATTGTACAACTACGATTGTTTCAAGAGGAGTAAATATGTTAAATGCTTCATTGGATAATCCTGGAAAACCACCCGATGCAGGAGATGATGCTGGAGACGGACCTACCATGAGTTTACCAGAATTTATGTCAGCCTTTAAAGAAACTTTACTTTCATTATCTGCAGTAGTGGAGGCTTGGCCTTTCGGAGTAGAAGATATGAAACCCCTAACACCTAAAGAAGATTGGGATAGTTGGAATTCAGGTAAAAAATCTCAACCTCCTGGAATTTTTACACCAGTTAGGGCGGGTAACTTCTTTACTGAAAAAAAGTGTGGCCCGTATGTGTCTTGGGGATGGTTTGAAGATAATGTTTTAAGTAGATTTTTGGGTAAATACGATGGAAGTTTTAAAACTACATCTTCTTTTAGGAGTATAGAACCAAAATTGTATCCAGATAATTCTGGTAAATTTTTAATGAAAAATGGAAACCCAACTTCAAATATTCATGAAGCAGAATTTCAACCGGTTGTAATACGAAATCATAGACATTTATATACACCAGACAGAAATAGGTGGTTGTTACCAGGTCAGTTTCCTGCACAAAATACAGCTCCAGAAAACTTTGAAAAAGACCTTCCTTGGTGGGCGTTTGTGGCGGAGTTAGTCATCAATCTTACAGCTAATTTACTTTATACCAAGTGGGATGAACAACTTACACAAATGGTTGCACACTCTGTTCAGGGAATCCAAGGTGAATATTTTGATAAGTTTGCAGTAGATAAGGATTGGAATAAAGGTGGTTATTTAAGAAATATATTAATTTCTTGGGAATTATTAGAAGAAGCATTTAAGGACGCAAAAACAACTAAAGAAGGAGTAAATGCGATACTTACTGAGATTAATGCAGATACTGATGGATTTTGGAATTTTCAGATGGTTGGTGATCCCTATGTAGAGGGTAATATTAAAGTAATTGATGTAAATAGAACGGCGTATACAGTTTCAGATTTATTAGATGATAGGAAAGCAAATGAAAATGCAGGTGATAACGATGAGTTTGGAAATCCAGGAAGTAAACTTTTTACTTTTCCATCGTGGGGAGAAAAGAGTATTGTTAAATCTCAAACTTTAACCGCAAAACTTCCAAGTTCTATGCAAGTTACTGCGATGTATAGTGGTACTTCAACCCCTGGAACTGCAAATTCAGCCGCCGCGGCAGGAGATGACCCAGGTACTGCTGTAGGGGGATTACATGGTGAAAGTGTTGATGAGTCTCAAAAAGATATAAAAATGGCCTGGGAACGGATAGGATTTTTTGAACAGCAACAATGGACAGGGGCAGGTGTTACAGCTCAGAAATTTGCACCATATGGGAGTAAAAATCCATATAACTTAACAACTGATGGAGAAAGGGAATCAAATGTACCATCTGGTGAAAATTTTGGGCATGGTAAAGGAATTAATTTTGAATTTATTGATTGGTATACGGTATTTGGTTGGGGAAAAGACCCGGCTAGCAAAAAACCAAAAACCGAAAGGGAAGAAGATCAAGATGATTTAGCAGCAGAAAAAAAGATTGACCAGGCCGCTAAAACCGAGGATGCAAAAAAACATTATTATAATGTAGCAGGACCTGATGGTAATTGGGATGGCGCCGATACTGACCATATTACAGGCTGGGCTGGAGATGGGGTTAAAAACAAAAAACTTTGGGATTCGTATAAAGATGGGTTTACTTTATATGATGAAGATGGTATAATGTGGTTGGAAGCTGAGGATGGGATAGTTTTTCATGAACTTATGAAAGATCATATTCACGGAAGGGTATCTGGTATACCAGTAGAAGATAGGAATAAAGTTGATGTAATGGCACCAGTAGAATTAGAAATAACACTTGATGGATGTGGTGGGATTATTCCAGGAAATGCATTTCATGTAGATTATATTCCAGAAGAATATCAAAAATATTGCCTTTTTCAAGTTTTGGGTGTTGATCAGACCGTAGGTACAGATAGTTGGAATACAACTATAAAAGGTCAAATAAGAATTGATTCTAATAGAAGAATATCGGATAAACTTGGAGTTATAGAGAAAAAAGAAAAAGATTTAAAAGAAAAGAACGAGGCGAAAAAGGCATATTTGAAGAAAAAGATAGCGGAAAACGAGGCCGAAAAAGCTTTGAAGAAAAAGATAGCGGAAAACGAGGCCGCAAAAGCAGCAAATCCACCTGATCCACCAACTGACCCAAGTGGAACACCTTCGGGAACAGATGATAATTCCACATCACCTGCGGCAGCAAATACACCACAAGATGAAGAACCTAAACCAGATAAAATAAAAATGGTTGAAAAAGACCAACAACTTGATATTGAAGATATACTATTTAACCCTAATAAAACAACATTTACTGAGAAAAAATCTGCAACCGAGACACTTGATAAACTTGCTGATCTTATGAAAGATAATCCTACTATGGAAATTGAGGTTAGTGGACATACTGCCTCGGGCCCGAGTTCAGCAGCATTGCTCACACTTTCACAAGATCGGGCCGATGCAATAAAGAACCATTTAGTATCTAATGGTATTAGTGGAAATCGTATCATATCTGTAGGTAAGGGGGATACTGAAAAACTTTGGGTTAGTGGTGCACCACCACCTGGCTTTGAGACTAATAGAAGAGTTGAATTTTTAGTTACTAAAACTTAAAAGGATAATAAAGTGAAAAAAAAGAATTATAAAAGAAAAAAGAAAAAATCGAGTAGTCTTTTTAAAAAATCTAAATTTAAATTTGATACTAATGAAATTAAACTTGATAGATTAAATAATTTAGGTAAATATATAAATGAAAGTGTGGTTGGAAGGACTGTGAATAATGCAGGTGTAGTTAAACAATCCAATGAATTCATGTTTCCAGACGGTGGTAGTGTTGAAGTAGGAACTTCTTATCATATTCATTATTCACCAGTTGAAAAAAAAGAAATTTATATGACTGGTAAAAAACATAATGATTCGTCTTTACCTGTAATTAGATTAATGGGAAGTACTAATTTTGGTAAATATGTAGAAGTAAAAAAAATAAAGAACGGAATGAAATATTTAAGTGAATATAAGTTTAAAGTTACTAAAAAACATCGTAAGATAGGAAACATAATAAGATATTTTGCACAAGAATCGAATAATTCTTCATCTCCAGTTTTTGAAATTTCAAAAAACAATTATAATATAAATACTCCTTTTTATAAAAAAGTTAAAATGAAGTGGAGTTTAGATTTAAATAACGAGATAATGATAAATAAAAATATTGATGAGATGAATAAGATTGTAAAACAAGGATTTTCTTCATTGGAATATTCTTTGAATCCAAGTGAAGGTTATATAGGTGAAAATAAACCATCACGAGAAGAACAACTTGAAAGACTTAGTAAATTACTTCCAAAACAAAAATTTGTATCACCAAAAAAGAAGAAAAGAAAAAAGAAGAAAAGTAGTAAATCAAAGTTTACTACAACTACATCAACATCTACCGAAACTCCATCAAGAGGTTCAAGTGGGGCATATTAATTTTGATTTTAGTAATTTAATTTGATATATATAAACAAAGGTTATATAAATGGTTTTATGGTTCACAGGTCAACCCGGCTCAGGCAAGACCACATTAACAAATAGATTCATAGACGACAAATTAGTTGGATTTATGAAAATCCATCCACATAGAATTGTGCATATTGATGGTGATGATTTACGAGATATTGTTGATAACAAGGATTATTCAGAAAAAGGTCGTAGAGAAAACATTAATCTTGCAATGAACTTAGCAAGATTTATGGATAATAAAGGTTTTACAGTAATAGTATCTTTAGTTTCACCATATAGAGATTTACGAGAAGAATTAAAAATGGAAAGAAATGTGGGAGAATTTTATCTTCATACAACAGAGATTCGTGGTAGAGAAAATTATTTTGCTGAAGATTACGAACCACCATTACACAATTTTACAGACATAAATACAAACAAATCAATAGAGGAGTGTTTAGATGAAGTACTCATTGTTTATCGGCAGATGGCAAGGGTTGCATGACGGTCATAGATGGTTATTTGACCAACAATTAAAACAAGGAAAAAATATCTTGATTGCTATTCAAGATGTATCGTTGGATGATCCAGATGAAGAAAACGAATATATTGCAGAAGAAGTTATGGGACATCTTTCAGAAGAATTTAGAGATGAGATACTGAATGGTAGAGTTAAAGTTATGATAATTCCTGCCATTGAATCTGTTAATTATGGTCGTGATGTTGGTTATAAAATTATAGAACATAAACCACCTGAGGAGATTAGAAAAATTAAAGGACGAGAGTTAAGAAGTGATATTATTATCTAATCATCTATTAACTCTCCCAGAATTTAAAAATGTAGAGAATGTTGTTATACGAATTAATATGGCTTACATTAGAGATATGAAAGAGTTCCATAAATTTCTTCAAATAGATTATGATATATTTCTTGATTATCCAAAAGGACGGACTAAACCTCCAGTTTCTATATTAGATATAAATGATGCATTAGAAGTAATGAGTCAATATAAAAATATAAAATATTTTGCATCATCTAATATAGAAGATGTATCTGAGGTAGATACTATTTGTGATATGATACCAGACAGAGTTAGTTTTGTACCAAAAATTGAAACGTTAAAAGGAGTATTGAATTTAGAAAAAATATTTAAAGGTAATCTTGTTAATCATATAATGTTAGATTCAGAAGATTTGTATACTGATGTTAGTAACGATGTATCTCTTTATACTTATTTAATAGAAAGAATTAGAAAAAGTTGTGATAAATATAATGTTAAATTATTAGAGTTATATGGAGTGATATTTAATGGATAGAATAAAGATTAACGTATTAGACAAAGGTTACATTGAGGTTGTAGATTCTCTTGGTGATGATTTAACACCAGTAAATGCAGCCAGAGTTTCATTCGGTGGTCGTAGTGAAAAGTTTGAAGCAAAAGACAGACGATTATCCAAGTTCTTAATCAAACATAAACATTTCAGTCCATTCAGACATCAACACGTGATGATGATTATCAAGGCACCAGAGTTCGTTATGCGACAATGGTATAAACACGTTGTTGGAATCGAAACCACATCAGATCATCCTACCAAAGATCACGCTTGGAACGAGATTAGTGGTCGTTATGTTGCTTATGAAGATTTTTATTATCCTACAAGTTTTAGGAAACAATCTGATGATAATAAACAAGCATCAGAGGGTGAGTTCGAGGGAGAAGAACGAATAGACTGTGAACGAAATTGGAGACAGGCACAGGCCAAATCAATAGCAGCCTACAAGAATTTAATAGAAATGGGAATGGCTAAAGAACAGGCCAGAAGTATTCTACCACTAACAGTTTATACACAAGTATGGTGGACTGCATCATTTCAGTCCATTATGAATTTTATAGAATTACGAGATGAGAAAACAGCCCAAGTAGAAATACAGGAGTACGCAAGAGCATTGAAGGGGATAATGTTAGAAGTTTTTCCTGAAACAACTAAAATATGGAGTGAAGTATATTGGAAATAAAAGTATTAAAAAGTTATAAAGAGTTAAGTTCTACTGTTGCTAATATAGTAAAAAAACAGCTTAAAAAACAACCACTATCTAAATTGATTCTTCCAACTGGTGATACACCACTTGGTATGTATGATGAACTTGTTAAAAGAGAATTAGATTGGAGTCATACAATAACATTCAATCTTGATGTTTATCTTATGAACGTAGACCATCCAGAAAGTTATCAAAGTTATATGAGAAAGAATTTATTTGAAAAAACTAATATTTATCCTGACCATTGTCATTTTCCATTTAGACCTACTTCAGCATTCGAAGATAAGATAGCTGGAAGTATGGGAATTGATTTATGTATATTAGGAATAGGAACTAATGGACATATAGCATTCAATGAACCAGGTTCTTCATTCCTATCAAGAACGAGAGTAGTAAATTTAGACGAACAAACTATACAAGACAATTCAAGATTTTTTGGTTCAGTAGAAGATACTCCTAAACAGGCAATCACTATGGGATTAGGAACTATAATGGAATCAAAGAAGATAGTGTTAATGGCTAATGGTGATCATAAATTAAATATATTAAATGTAGCCATGAACGGTGAAGTAACTGAAGATGTTCCAGCATCAATATTACAGAATCACGATAATGTAAAGGTATTCTATTGTGATTGATAAGTTAATGATTACGGCACACCCTGATGACGAAGCACTATTTGGTGGTGCTGAATTATTAACACATCCAACTGAATATAAAGTTGTAGTAGTAGATGAGTGTCATAGTAAGATTAGAAGAAAAGAATTTAAAGCATCTATGAAATTTATAGGTATAAAGGAATACGAACATTGGACGGGTTACAAGGGTGGTGAAGATTATCGTAGAGAGAAACTTATTTATGAGTTATTGAGAGTATTAAGAGAAAGAGAATATACAAAGATAGTAACACATAATAAACAAGGTGAATACGGACATCCAAGACATAGAGCATTACATGATATATTAAATCATTTAAGACCAGATATATTATGGCAATTTGATAAACGTAAAACAAGATTATCCAATAAGATATTAATTAAGAAAAGAGATTTGTTAAAGGTGTATAAGAGTCAAAGAGATGTTTTGGATTGGTTTAGTCCTTGGTATGAAATAATAACAAAGGTGAATAAATGAAAATTATATTTTGTATCCCAGGAAACAGTTTTTCAAATAGGTTTTTGAAGTGTTGGACTAATCTTACCAGAGAATTACATAAAAGAGGTGTTGAATATGAACTTTTAAGTCAATATATTCCTAATGTATATCAAGTTAGGTCATTATTATTAGGGGCAGATAGAAAATTTGGTCAATACCAAGAACCGTGGCAAGGTAAGAAAAATTACGACAATATAATGTGGATAGATTCAGATCAAGTATTTGAACCAAATGATTTTTTTAAGTTATTAGAACATGATAAGGATATAGTTTCAGGTTTGTATTTAAAAAAACCACAAGGTGATACTTTAAATGATATACCAATAGAATTTGCATGTTTTAATGAGGACGGAGAGAGGTTATATACAAATGAAGTTAATGGTGAGTTAAGAAAAGTATGGTCAAATGGTATGGGTTGGATGTTAGTTAAAAAGGGTGTATTTGAAAAAATAGAGTATCCTTGGTTTGGTCCAATTATTACAGGACTTGGATTTCATGGAGAAGATGTGAGTTTTCAGTTAAGAGCTAAAGATGTAGGATTTGATTCTTATGTAGATACAAGTATTGTAGTAGGACACGAAAAGGGAGTAGTGTTGAAGTGATAGTAGAAACTCAACGTGAATTTGATAACTTTTTAAAAGAATATCAAAGTTCAAGTTGTATTTTAATTCCAATTTTATGTGATGTGAATAAACATTCAATAGAGAATTCTTTGTGCTTATTATATGTGAAATTATTAGATGGGGATGAATATTTGTTACCATTTAATCATAGTGAGGCAATAAATCTCGATATAACATATCTTGACAAGTTAGATTCAGATCATAAAAAATATATTTACGATAAAAAACAATTTAATCATATTGTTAAATTGAAAAATGTTATAGATATAAATCTTCAATATTATATGGAACATAATCAACCATTGTATATTGAAGATATAACTACAAATTCTCACGATTATTTTAATAGAAAATATTATAAATTAAAAAGAATAAATTGTGTAATTCCCATTTTAAAACATTTGGAATTATGTAGAAAATTATCTAATGAATTTCAGAAACATATTGATTTACCAGTTCACCAAGAATATAATGATAACATAATTGATAACTTAACATATTTAGAATCATCAGGGTTAAGATGTGATAGAGAGATAGTTTATAGTGAGTATAATCCATATACATCAACAGGTAGACCATCTAATAGGTTTGGTGGAATTAATTTTGCAGCATTAAACAAAACAGATGGTTCACGAAAACCATTTCAGAGTAGATTTGAAAATGGTATGTTAGTTGAGTTCGATTATGATGCATATCACTTACGGTTGATAGGAGAAGTAGTTGATTATAAATTTCCTGAAGGTTCGGTTCATAAACATATGGCAAAGTTTTATGGTGATGTTACCTATGACGAGTCTAAAAATCGGTCTTTTCAATATCTCTATGGTCATATTCCAATAGATGTAGTGCAAATAAATCCATTTTTCGGTAAAGTTCACGATTATATTAATAAAATTTGGAGTCAATACAAACAAAGAGATTTTATAACTTCTAATATTTATAGTAAGAAGATATTTAGGAAAAATTTATCTGAAATGAATCGGAATAAATTATTTAACTATATGATTCAGTTAATGGAAACAGAAAACAATATGAAAATGTTAAGTAACCTTATTCCTTTTTTAGAATCATACAAAAGTAGACTGATTTTGTACAGTTATGATTCATTTTTGTTTGACTTTAACTTAGACGATGGAGTAGACTTTTTGAATAAAACTAAAGAGATTATCGAAAGTAACGGGTTATTTCCCACAAAAACAAGTAAGGGGACAAACTATCATGAAATGGAAGATATCACAGAAAGATTATGAACGATTGGGATAAAATATTAGACGATTTTGCACGTAAGTGTAAAGGTGGTGCACCAGATATGACCAATTCACGGCATCTTGCTTTATTAAGAGAATCACTAATAAAGTTCGGTTGGAAAGAGAATGCTACGAATGAGTTCATTGGTAATTTGAGAACACTTCAAGTTTTAAGAGAACCGTTGGTGGAAGCAGGTGGTGGAATGCCTGCAGGTAAGACTGATGCAGGGACTCCTTTGTTTTGGGTTACATCTGCAGATGGTAAAAAAATTGGTAAAAGGACAAAACAAACCAAAACAATGCCGAAGTGGGCTAGTCAAGATCACATAGATAAAAATAAGGAGAAAGAAGAACGAGATAAAAAAGAAAAAGAAAATCAAGCTAAGGCAGATGCAATTCATAAAGGTATTTATGGAAAGAAAAAAGGTATGCTTGAAGATACATCACCAGATGCAGATGGAGATGGTCGCGTAAAACAAGAAGCTCTTGATAAAGGATTTAAAAAGGGAGCTGAGTGGAATGCACCTGGAGGAAGTGCTTCTTTGTTTAATGAAATATTATCGGGAGAAGGA